GTTATTATTAGTACAGATGGCGACTTTGCACAATTAATTGCACCTAATGTACGACAGTATAACGGTGTAAGTAATACTACTATTACACACGAAGGTTACTTTGATGACAAAGGTGCTCCTGTTGTAGATAAGAAAACAAAGGAACCAAAGCCTGCGCCTAACCCTGCATACATGCTTTTTGAAAAGTGTATGCGTGGTGATACAAGTGATAATGTGTTTAGTGCTTATCCAGGTGTGCGCAAGAAAGGCACAAAAAACAAAGTAGGTTTGTTAGAAGCATTTGCTGACAAAGACAACAAAGGCTTCAATTGGAATAACATGATGCTACAACGGTGGGTAGACCACGAAGGTGTAGAACATCGGGTGTTGGATGACTACACTCGTAATGTTACATTGTGTGACTTGACTGCACAGCCAGAACACATTAAACAAGAAATAAATAACACTATCCAATCTACAGATAGTAAAGACATAAGCCAAGTCGGTATGCGATTGATGAAGTTCTGTGCCCGATGGGACTTACAGCGTATTGCAGACCAAGCGGCAAGTTTTGCAGAACCATTACAAGCGAGGTACAAAGCATGACAATTAAAGCAAAGCCAATTTTAGATAATAAATTTTGGATTGTTGAGGAAGAAGGTGAACGTGTAGGCACACTTTCAAAAGAGGATGATAACTGGGTTTTTTCAAGCAAGGGCAATGTTAGTTTTTTTCAAAATGAAACACAACTTAAAAAAACATTTGGCAAAGATTTTTTAGTTGCAAAAATTACTGCATCAAATGATACAGAACAAGTAGCAAACGAAGTACATGGATATCCAACTCGTAGCACACCTTACAACAGTATGTTTGATATTAATAGAAAACTACCACTGTTTACAAAAAGCGAAAAATCAAAAAGCGTGTATTGTGCAGGATATTATTTGGTAAAATTTAATGTAAATTGGCTTAAAAGTTTTTGTCCAAAACTAATTACTATTGAAAGAAACCAATACATGGGTCCTTATAAAACTGAATTAGAAATGAAACTAGCATTAAGCAATGTCAATAGAACCAATTAACACAGCACCTATACAGCAGTTTATCAAACAAGTTCAAGGTGCTGAAAACAGTAGACAAAAAGATATCAGATTAGATATCACCGCAGCAAAAAATCTAGCCTTTACTCTTGGTGTAGTAATGGCTAGACTCAACGGTGACTTAGAAAAGTTAGTCAAAGAAAGCAAAAGTTCAGACGACGAAATTATTCAAGTTCAAATAGGATCTAGTGGTAATTGGCAGTAATGTGCGTATAAAAAGGCTAAATATATACGCACATATTGGAGATAACCATGAGCAGACCAAAGCCCAAGATATTATGTGAGTTTGTAGACCGCAAAACATTCAAAAGCGAACAAGTGTTAGATGCGGAAGCAATCTGGGCAGTTTTTTACAAAGGTAAACCTTTTAATCTAAAAAGCCAAAATAATATCACTAATTATCCAGGACCTAAATACAAGAAAACAAGTTTTAGTAATCCCGGTCATGCATACAATCTCGCAAAAAAGTTAAATCAAATGTTCAAGTCAACAGACTTTGAAGTGTACAAGTTAACTGAAGGCGAACGTGTGTCTGATGAGTAATAAAGTATTATACACAAAAATATTTTTGAAACAATTAGGACAGGCACTGTCAGAACAAAACGTTCAGGCAATGCTGCCTATTTGGTGGTATAATACAAGAAACAAAGAAGTCGGTGGTTTACGATTGACTGACGTAGGATTTGAAGCAGTGCAGAGAGCCGAAATAGCAACGTACGACATACCATATCCATTGGATATGCCAATGACTACACAGGTAATCATTTTCCTAGACCAATTTATCGATTGTCCGTATTATCTTACTAATCGTAGCATAACTGTAACAAACGAAAAAAAGGCAGTAGAACTTACACTGTTTAGTGGCGACCTTAGAAAATATGGCTTAACAAAAGCCATGAATAGAGGTAAGTCAAATGCAAACAATAGTGAATGACGAAAAAAAAATTGCTGTAACAGCATGGCCAAGATGCGGCACTGAACATTTAGCATTTATTCCTAAAAGACATGCTGAATGGAAAAAAACTAATAGAACTTTTAATGATTTACATGTTCAAGGATATAGTTTTTATGGAGCCGTAAGGCATCCTGTGGAAAGATTTAAAAGTTGGTTTAGTGCATTTATAATTGATACAGAAGAAAACCTCGAACATGATTATATTAAAGATGCAAGAAACTGGAATTTAGAAGATTGCAAGTGGTTTTTTAGACATTTTGAAGTTTCAATGCACTACGACACACATACTGCTTTTCAAAAATATCTTTATAAAAATTTACATAGTCCAACACCAATAAATTATTTTGATTATAAAAATATAGACTGGGTGTGTAACATACCTAATTATAAATTTAACACAGGATTAGGATGGAAATCGTATATAAAAAACACAGATCCTAAAATTGTAGGATACATTGAAAAAAAAGCACAAACAATCTACGACAGTGACATCAAGTGGTATGAAAGTTTAGAATTAATTTCAAAAAAAGGTTGACCTTTGTTGGTACTTATACTATATTAAATGTATAGGCACTGTAACAAAAAGGAATACACTATGTCAGATGTACGCACTAGTTCACCCAGCAAAGTTAAAAAGTCGCTTCGTCATGCTATGCAGAAAAAGCGTCCTGTATTTTTGTGGGGTCCTCCAGGTATTGGTAAATCAGATATTGTAAAACAAATTACCGATACATTTACAAATTCACTCCTTATTGACATTCGTTTGTCATTGTGGGATCCAACTGATATCAAAGGCGTTCCGTACTTTGATAGCAACATTAACAAAATGGTGTGGGGCGCACCAGAAGAATTGCCAGACGAAGAACTGGCAGCACAATACGATAACATTACTGTGTTCTTTGACGAGATGAACTCGGCTGCGCCTGCTGTGCAAGCGGCAGCATATCAGTTGATTCTTAACCGTCGAGTTGGCAAATATAAACTGCCGGACAACGTAATGATTGTTGCGGCTGGTAACCGCGAGTCAGACAAAGGTGTTACTTACCGTATGCCGTCTCCGCTTGCTAACCGCTTTGTTCACTTGGAAATGTCAGTCACATTTGATGACTGGTTCCAGTGGGCTGTAGATAACAAAATCAACAAAGACGTTGTTGGTTATCTACAATTTGCAAAACAAGACTTGTATGACTTTGATCCTAAAGGTGCAAGTCGAAGCTTTGCAACACCTCGTTCGTGGGCATTTGTTAGCGAACTGCTAGATGATAATGTAGACGAAACTACGACTACAGATCTAGTTGCAGGCTCAGTTGGCGAAGGTCTTGCTGTTAAATTTATGGCACACCGTAAGGTTGCTAGCAGCATGCCTAATCCTTCAGACGTCTTAAACGGCAAAGTAAAAGAACTACAGACACAAGAAATCAGTGCCAAATATTCCTTGACTGTATCTTTGTGCTACGAACTAAAAGAAGCTTGCGATAAAGGCGATAAGAAATTTGATGACAAAGTCAACAACTTCCTACGCTTTGCAATGGATAACTTTGAAACAGAGTTGGTTGTTATGGGCATTAAACTTGCACTTACACAATACGCTCTGCCAATTGATCCAGATGAGGTTGATTGTTTTGATGAGTTCCATGATCGTTATGGCAAGTACATTAAAGCAGCTAGCCCTGCTTGATATAGATAAAGTGGGCAGGCAACTGCTCACTTTTTCTTTTTTTCTGTTGACAAAAACAGTAAATATTGTTAATATAAAACATAGGCACTGAATAGGAGCACGTTATGTCTGCTAAAGATACACAAACAAAGCTTAAACAATGGCAACCAGATCCTGATATCACAGAACAAGAACTGGCTGTAATGCAAGAAGAAGTGCATGAGCGTATTATTACTGCTCGTGTAGGTTTGCTATTGCGTCATCCATTTTTTGGTAATATGGCAACACGTTTGAAAATCCAACCTGCAGATGAGTGGCTTATGACGGCCGCAGTAGACGGACGCAATCTTTATTACAATACACAATTTTTTAATGCTATGGATAATAAAGAAGTTGAATTTGTCCTAGCACACGAAATTCTACATATGGTGTTTGATCACTTGGGTCGTAGAGACAATCGTAATCCTATGCTGTATAATATTGCTGCCGATTACATTGTTAACAATATGCTTGTTCGAGATCGTATTGGTAACAAACCCAGTATTGTAGATTGTTATCAAGATTTTAAATACGAAGGCTGGACTAGTGAAGAAGTATACGATTCACTGTTTGAAGAAGCAAAAAAGAACGGTGAAGAATATTTGCAGCAATTAGGCGAGATGCTAGACGAGCATTTAGATTTAGAAGGTGACGGTACTGAAGGCTCTGAAGG